CAAAGGGAGTCTGTTGATCCCAACTCTTCCATCTATACATTTTAGGATTATCATAATGAACCCTAGTAGGGTGGTTCTCCATCAATCCTCTGTCTTTTTCCTACCAATATTATACTTGGATTCTAGTGTCCAATCACCTTTATCTTTAAAACTTAACACTTTGATTTGATTTAAAGGAGCAAGTTCCTCTACTTGACTCTCATTAACTATACTAATCAATCCCCAATCAGATAGAAGTTTTGCTATCCTATTTCTTCTCTGGAGATCATTACTTGAAAAATTAGTTTGCTTACCATCAAGTGCAAACAACTCTTTAAAATGAACTATGTAATACTTACCTTGTTTATGAAGGATGTGACATGATTGATATATCTTCTTTTCTTTTCTAGAAGCTACACCTATCCTAGTTAATGTCTCTCTCACCTTCAAGAAATCATCTGGTTCACCCAGTGTGACTTCAACCATGTCAGATTGTTTCCACTGGACTTCAACTTCGCTTGCCATTGTTACCACCTTTTCTCAATAGATATGAAATTTTATCTAGTTGATCCTTGGTGAGAATCCTGAGAGCTTGGAGAGCTTTATCATCATTATAACCATAATACTCTTTAACTATGTCAAGATAATCAATAGAATCTTTCCTAGCCCAAGGAGAAAAACGCTTCCTTGGTTTAACACTATTTAGAAAAAAGTCATATTGCATCTTAGGTGGTAGATGCGAATTCTTATTCATTTCATTAGCATACAACACAGTGTCAGTAAAGGATGACAAGCATCTATTTACTACATATGCTGGATACTTTCTGGCAGCATCAGGATCATCATCTAAGATGTTTTTCTTGGATTGATTGATGCTGTATAGGTAATCTTTGAGTTGGTACATTATTCCAGTGACGGATTACTCCGCTAATAATAAAACAATTAGTAATGAGATAACTAATAAAGATGAAAGATCGTACAATGAGAATAGGATTATCATACTCTTTCGTTTTCTCATCAGAGAACGAACCCAATGCATACTTCCATATCCTCCATAATTTAATCATGATCATCTAGATTTGGCATAAATCCACCCTGTACAAATATATTTTGGTACTTGTGGTGGGAACGCACGATGGAGATAAGTCCACAATGCAGGAAATATAACTAGTCTACCAACTTTCGGTTGTACTTTAGTTCCATCAATAAACTGAGTATAACCTCCATCTTTCTTCTTAATTGTATTCAAATACCAAATATAAGTATAGACTCTTGACGCACCATCATGCAATGTCCAATCATTATGCCAATCATAAAAACCACCTGGTTCATATTTTTGAATCATATATCCTGTATCAAGTAACTCAAGAACATCCTCAGAAAGAGTTAAGTTATAATGATGTTCTGAACACATTGTACAATATTCATTCAAACCTTTCCTAAGTGCTTGAAATAAATGTTCGTCTTCTTTCTGCCATTTATCTTTAAAATTACTAATACTTAAATCTCTAGTTTGTTTAAGAGATTTATCAATTCGTCCATTTCCTACCAAACCCTCATGTTTATCTTCTGACTTCTCATACTTTTCAATCATCTTCTTACAAAAAGATTTGGATAAAGATTTATCTTTCATCCAAATAAAATCTGAAGATGTAGCAGTAGGACTTAGATCTTTATTCTGATAAGAAGTCAGGTTCATTTGCAAATCCTAATGTAGTACGGCGATGCCAAAGTTCTTGAACACCAACATCTTCCGCTTGTTTCAATGCAGTTTGTAATCTCTTTAACTCCTCTTCATTATAGAGCCAAGGCTGCTCTAGTGCTTTCCTTAATGCTTTCTTTGCTTTCATAATGGTTAATAACTAATGGTAAAAGTCTATACTCTGCTCTTTGAATACGTTGAGTTAATGTTGCAACAGTATCATCAGGACAAATAGGAACTATTGATCTATCTATTATAGCACCACCGTCAAGTTCCTCATTAACGTAATGAACAGTACATCCAGTCTCTTTATCACCTGATTCTAATGCTTGTTCTACTGCATGTAAACCCTTGTACTTAGGTAGTAATGATGGGTGTACATTTATTATAGGACATGGAAACTCAGATGGTTTCTTAAGTACCCTCATGTAACCTGCAAGAACTATAAGATCCACACGATATGCTTCAAATAGTTTTATCATATGGTCTTCATCTTTGTGTGCTATCCTACAATGAGGTATACCATATTTTGCTGCTCTCGCTACAGCACCACACTTCTTTGTATTGTGTATCATTAACACAATCTCATGTTTCATCTGAGGATATGTAATTAAGTTCTGGAAGTTAGTACCTTCACCAGAACACATAACTCCTAGTCTCATCTTGCCTCCCTTTCGTCAAGTACTTCGTTTATAAGTTGCTTAAGTTCTTCCCTAAGTTTAGGTTCAATCATAGGTAGTGGAGTAGGATTGAATGGTGGATAAATTGGTTCACCATTTTCATCTCTAGGATATATATTATCCCTACATCCTTCAGTAGAAGGACCACTCATCCCTTGAGTATCTATTTTCTCCATT